CTGACCCACCCGCGCTACGGAATGGGAAAACGTCTGGGGGCGGCGGATGTGGACAAGTGGGCGCTGTATGCCATCGGGCAGTACTGCGACCAGACGGTCCCGGATGGTTTCGGGGGCACAGAGCCGCGGATGACCTTTAATGCGAACCTGTCACAACAGCGTAAGGCGTGGGACGTTCTCAGTGATTTCTGCTCGGCGATGCGCTGTATGCCGGTATGGAACGGGCAGACGCTGACGTTTGTGCAGGACCGTCCGTCAGATGTGGTGTGGCCCTACACAAACAGTGATGTGGTGGCTGACAATGAAGGTGTGGGATTCCGCTACAGTTTCAGCGCCCTGAAGGACCGTCATACTGCGGTGGAGGTCAGTTACGTCGACCCGCATAACGGCTGGCAGACCTCCACGGAACTGGTGGAAGACCCGGAAGCCATACTGCGCTACGGACGCAACCTGCTGAAGATGGATGCGTACGGCTGCACCAGTCGCAGTCAGGCCCACCGTGCCGGGCTGTGGGTGATAAAGACCGGACTGCTGGAAACGCAGACGGTGGATTTCACGCTCGGGTCACAGGGGCTGCGTCACACACCCGGTGACATTATTGAAATCTGTGATAACGACTATGCCGGGACCATGACCGGCGGACGTATCCTGTCCATCGATGCCGCCAGCCGCACCCTGACACTGGACCGTGAGGTGACCCTGCCGGAGACAGGTGCCGCCACGGTGAACCTGATTAACGGCAGCGGTAAGCCGGTGAGTGTGGACATCACCGCACACCCCGCGCCGGACCGGATACAGGTCAGCACCCTGCCTGATGGTGTGGAGACATACGGTGTATGGGGACTATCCCTGCCGTCACTGCGTCGTCGCCTGTTCCGCTGTGTCTCCATCCGGGAAAACACGGACGGCACCTTTGCCATCACGGCGGTGCAGCACGTACCGGAAAAGGAAGCCATCGTGGATAACGAGGCCTGCTTTGAGCCGCAGTCAGGCACCCTGAACAGCGTTATTCCACCGGCAGTGCAGCACCTCACGGTGGAGGTGAGCGCGGCTGACGGCCAGTATCTGGCACAGGCGAAATGGGACACGCCGCGGGTGGTGAAGGGGGTGCGCTTCAGTCTGCGACTGACCAGCGGAAGCGGAGAAGGCAGCCGTCTGGTGACCACCGCCATCACTGCGGATACAGAGCATCGTTCCAGTGGTCTGCCGCTCGGTGAATACACCCTGACAGTCAGGGCAATTAACAGTTATGGCCAGCAGGGCGAACCGGCCACCACCACCTTCCGGATTAACGCGCCAGCAAAACCCGCCACCATTGAACTGACGCCGGGGTATTTTCAGATAACGGCGGTCCCGCGTCTTGCGGTGTATGACCCGACGGTACAGTTTGAGTTCTGGTTTTCGGAGACAAAAATCGCAGACACATCTCAGGTGGAAACCTCTGCCCGTTATCTGGGGACCGGCAGTCAGTGGAGTGTATCCGGCCCGCACATTAAGCCCGGGAAGGATTTCTGGTTTTACGTGCGCAGCGTCAACCTGGTGGGGAAATCTGCTTTTGTGGAAGCCAGTGGCCGGGCCAGCAATGATGCAGAAGGGTATCTGGGGCTGTTTCGGGAAAAAATAGGAAAACTGCATCTGGCTCAGGGGGTGTGGGAACTGATAGATAACAGCCAGCTTGCAGATGAGATGGCGGAGATGAAGACCAGCATCACGGAAACCCGCAATGAAATCACACAGACGGTCAGTAAAACGCTGGAAGACCAGAGCGCCACCATTCAGCAGATACAGCGCGTGCAGAAGGACACAAATGATGACCTGGCTGCGCTGTACATGCTGAAGGTTCAAAAAACGAAAGACGGCATTCCCTATGTGGCCGGGATTGGTGCAGGGATTGAGGATACTGATGGCCAGCCACTGAGCAACATACTGCTGCTGGCTGACCGTATCGCGATGATAAATCCGGAGAGCGGCAACAGCACGCCGTTATTTGTGGCGCAGGGGAATCAGCTGTTCATGAACGACGTGTTCCTGAAACGACTGTTTGCGGTGAGTATCACGTCATCCGGCAACCCCCGACGTTTTCCCTGACGCCGGAAGGGAAGCTGACAGCCAGGAACGCGGATATCAGCGGAGCAATTACCGCGAATACCGGCACGCTCAATAATGTCACCATTAACGAGAACTGTGTCATCAGAGGGAAACTGTCTGCAAACCAGATTGAAGGCGACCTGGTGAAGACGGTGGGGAAAGCCTTTCCCCGGAATAACAGTTATGCCAGCGGGACGGTAACCGTCACAGTTTACGATGACCAGGGCTTCGACCGGCAGATCATCATTCCCCCGGTGCTGTTTCGCGGGACGAAACACCAGAATTTCAACAGCCCGAATCAGCAGTCGTACTGGTATTCCACCTGTAAGCTGCAGGTGCTGAAGAACGGGGTTGAGATTTTCCATGAACCGGCAACGGATGTCAGCCGGGTGTTCTCATCGGTGATAGATATGCCGGCAGGGCGGGGTCATGTCACCCTGACGTTTAATGTGTCGTCGGCCGGTGCGAACAACTGGACGCCGACAACGTACATCAGTGATTTACTGGTTGTGGTCATGAAAAAATCCACAGCAGGGATCAGTATCAGCTGAATTTTATAACCCAGAACGGGCGTCAGAAATGACGCCTTTTTTATTGCAGAAAAGCGAGAGGTAATTATGCGTAAACTTTATGCCGCCATTTTGTCCGCAGCCATTTGTCTGGCCGTATCCGGTGCGCCTGCATGGGCGTCTGAACATCAGTCCACGCTGAGCGCGGGGTATCTTCATGTCTCGACGAACGTTCCTGGCAGCGATGAACTGAACGGGATTAACGTGAAATACCGTTATGAGTTTACGGACACACTGGGGATGGTGACGTCGTTCAGCTATGCAGGAGACAAGAATCGCCAGCTGACCCATTACAGCGATACCCGCTGGCATGAAGATTCCGTTCGTAACCGCTGGTTCAGCGTAATGGCGGGGCCGTCTGTGCGCGTGAATGAATGGTTCAGCGCGTATGCGATGGCGGGTGTGGCTTACAGCCGTGTGTCGACTTTCTCCGGGGATTATCTCCGCGTAACTGACAACAAGGGGAAAACGCACGATGTGCTGACCGGAAGTGATGACGGTCGCCACAGCAACACGTCTCTGGCGTGGGGGGCTGGCGTGCAGTTTAACCCGACCGAATCCGTGGCCATTGATATTGCTTATGAAGGCTCCGGCAGTGGCGACTGGCGCACTGACGGTTTCATCGTGGGTGTCGGTTATAAGTTCTGATTAGCCAGGTAACACAGTGTTATGACAGCCCGCCGGTTCAGGCGGGCTTTTTTGGGGGTGAATATGGCAGTAAAGATTTCAGGTGTACTGAAAGACGGCACAGGAAAACCGGTAGAGAACTGCACCATTCAACTGAAAGCCAGACGGACCAGCAGCACGGTGGTGGTGAACACGGTGGCCTCTGAAAATCCGGATGAAGCCGGTCGTTACAGCATGGACGTTGAGTACGGTCAGTACAGCGTCATTCTGTTGGTGGAAGGATTCCCGCCGTCACATGCCGGGACCATCACCGTGTATGAAGATTCTCAACCCGGTACGCTGAATGATTTTCTCGGTGCCATGACGGAGGATGATGCCCGTCCGGAGGCTCTGCGCCGTTTTGAACTGATGGTGGAAGAGGTGGCGCGTCACGCTGAGGAGGCGAAGAAGAATGCCGGAGAGGCGGAGACGTCAGCGAGGAATGCCGGCATATCAGCCAGTCAGGCAGAAGAGAGCGCTGCAAATGCTGACACTTCAGCAGGGGAGGCATCGGAGTCAGCCCGGCAGGCGGCAGAAAGTGCAGCCTCAGCAAAGCAGTCAGAGGATGCGTCCTCGTCCTCGGCTTCTGCGGCCGCTCAAAAAGCCAGTGAGTCATCACAAAGTGCAGCAGAAGCTGAATTGTCAAGAAAGACGGCAGAAAGTGCAGCCGGTAATGCAGCCAGGGATGCAACGACCGCAACAGAAAAAGCCCGGGAGTCAGCAGAAAGCGCACAGTCAGCGGAACAAAGCAGGATAGCGGCGGAAGAGGCCGTAAACCGAATCCCCACCGTGGTGGGACCTCCCGGGCCAAAGGGGGAACAGGGGCCCGCGGGTCCTCAGGGGCCGAAGGGTGATAAGGGAGAGCGCGGTGACACCGGCCCTGTCGGGGCAACCGGCGAACGGGGACCGGCAGGTGATGCTGGTCCGGCAGGCCCGCAGGGGCCGAAAGGTGACAGGGGAGAGCGGGGAGAGACCGGTCTGACGGGAAATGCAGGTCCACAGGGTCCAAAGGGAGACACCGGGGCAGCAGGCCCGGCAGGCCCACAGGGGCCGAAAGGAGAAACAGGTGCGGCTGGCCCGGTGGGGGCAACCGGACCTCAGGGACCGAAGGGCGACCCGGGGGAGACACAAATCCGTTTTCGTCTGGGGCCGGCGAGCATTATTGAGACAAACAGCCATGGCTGGTTCCCGGGTACAGATGGTGCGCTCATCACCGGACTGACCTTTCTTGACCCCAAAGATGCCACACAGGTTCAGGGGCTGTTTCAGCATTTGCAGGTCAGATTTGGCGACGGGCCGTGGCAGGATGTCAAGGGGCTGGATGAAGTGGGCAGTGATACAGGCAGAACAGGAGAATGACATGAATATACTAAAAAACTTATGCAGCGTCTGTGCGGTTGCGGAAAGCATGATGACCGTGAACACGGGGAGTTACTTACAGCACAGCTGCGACTGGGGCCGGCAGACATCCTGGAGTCAGATGAGAATGGCATTATCCCGGAGCAGGCCAGGGTAATCACGCAGGTGGTGATACTGGATGCGGATAAAAAGCAGATACAGTGCGTGGTAAGACCGCTGCAAATCCTGCGTGCTGACGGGACGTGGGAAAATATTGGCGGGATGAAGTAACCCGACAGCTTCACAAAACCGGAGTCCGGCTCCGGTTTTTGTTGTCATGTACGGTGGATGTTTGTTATGACTCCCTGTGTTTGGAATGAATATTTAATAACAGGTGTCTGGAAATATAGGGGCAAATCTACTGGATAGGCTATTGGGGCGTGAGAATCGAATGGAGAGAAGGGCTGTGGCTCTGGAAAGGCAATTAAATGGAGGTGTCGATTTTTTAAGGAGTGTTAATAACTATTTTCAGAGTGTCATGGCAGAACACAGAGAAAATAAAACAAGTAATAAAATATTAATGGAAAAAATAAATTCCTGTGTATTTGGAACGGATTCTAATCACTTTTCTTGCCCGGAGTCATTTTTGACATGCCCGATAACGCTGGACACACCTGCGAATGGAGTGTTCATGAGAAACTCACAAGGTGCTGAGATATGCTCTCTATATGATAAGGACACGTTAGTGCAACTTGTTGAAACTGGTGGAGCTCATCCTCTGAGTCGAGAACCTATAACAGAATCAATGATTATGAGAAAAGACGAATGTCACTTTGATTCAAAAAAAGAATCCTTTGTTGCAAGTGATGCTTAATTTTTTTGTTGGTGTGTTTTTATATTAATAGTTTATTATAATAGTGCCATGTAAGGATATATTGTCTGAACAATTATTCAGACAATATTTTTTTCTTGCTTTATATGAAATATATAATATTTGGATCCTTAATTTCTAACCAAGGGGTCCCATGTTTTTATGTTATGATGCAGCCCATAATTTCGGGGGCTACATGCAAGAATATCTTTTTCTTCGGCGCCTGATTTGCGTAAAAACGTGGCTGCGCCAGAAGAACAATTACCTTGTGTTTCTGTGAATGGCGGTAACATTTTGTAAGTCGGTATGTTGTTGAGCATTGTTTTTATATTGTCAGCTGGAATTGATTTTTCTTCATGTAGTGGTGTCGGGATAAGCGTTCCATTTCTCTGAAGTACTTCATCTGAATACAATCGATGTAGCAACAAACTCTGTTTTGTCTCTATTAATGAGATTGAGCTGATATTGGGTAAGTAACGAATTGATAACTGACTGAGTTTTATTACATTCCCTGAATAAAGATACTCACCTAACTCTGAAAATTTCCTTCCTGTTATCTTATCTGTATCATCAGAACTAATATTTTCGAACATTCTTACGTCTCGCTCTCCTAAGTTTGGTTTTGCATTATCTTTTCCATTGTTTTTATATATCCACATCTCTTTTTTTTCTGAAGGAATCAAATATGTAAGTGATTTTACTTCATCTGCAATTTGTTCTTGTTGGATATTGGTATTGGCCTTTAACCTGGTTTCATTATACCTTTTATAAAAATCTTCAATGCATGTGAATTTTTGCCCTTGTAGTTTTATAACCGTTTCTTTTACATCGATTGGAAATTTATTTTGATTTCGCACATTATTTAACTTTTTTAAAAATAAAGAGTCAATGTCTATTCGGGAGCGTTTATCATCACTGTTTATGGCATAGTATTGGGCTCCGCTCCTGCTTCCCATTCCTGGGGTCCCTGCAATAATAAATGAGTGACTTCTTGTATGTCTGCCATTGAGTAGAGCAAGGGGAGTTTTAGCTGTAGCCAACCATACAGGAACGGATTTTAAAGATATACCATATTCTTTATGAACAATTCTTCTGGAGACGGGGTTCGTCATTGTTGTTTCATTTGAAAGTTGTTGATGTTCACTGAACAGATGGTAACATGATGATACAACTGATGATATTTTGGGCATAAATAGTCTCCTCGCTATATGTTTGTTATATGGTGATTAACTTATTGAAAATATGCTTCTTATATTGTGCTTTTATTTTTAAATACTGTTTTGTTGAAGTGGGTATATGGGTAATGCGTAAAAACATTGTTTTGTTATATTAAAATGACACTTGTCTTTGCTTATAATCATTTCTGGAGCAAAGGGGTCACGGCTGAGGGGGTGGAGAGCGTTACGCAGGATAAGTTCAGTCAATGCTTCCTGATCATATAATGCACATATTTCTGAATTTCGAGCATTTCTGACAAAAACACCTGTCTCAGGAATATGTAGCGTTATCGGACAATTAAGATGTTCCTCAGTACAGGAAAAGTCTTGTAAACTAACGGGAAATGCATTCGAATTTATTCGATCTAGTAGTGTTTTTATGACGCTTTCCTGCACAAGCGGGGCAGCTTGCCTCTGCTCCAGATATAAGCTGTATGCCTGCAGAAAAGTGTTACCTCCGTTAAGTTGTCTTGTCAGGCGGTCTGCGAGATGATGAGCCTCTCTTGCCCCAAGATGGTCCCAAAGTCCACCAAGAATAGGCTCAACACTAAAACCATCCATAAACTGGATATAATGAAGCCTCATATTACGGCCTCCTATAGTAATAGTGTCATTCTGGTTGCTTCTTGCTATATGTCGTAAAGCCTCCAGCTCATTTTCCGGCAATACACTTCCATTAGAAAAATTTAATATGACTGGCATATTATTATCCTTTTTAATCCATATTGTGAACTATATTGGTAACAAGAATCAACATGCCGCTCATGATATGTGAATAAAACAATACAATTTTTAATAGAATATTATTGCATGCATGTTTTTTCTGGCTACAATAAACGCAAGTATGCAATATTGTAAACACTTTTTTATAAAAAGGAATTATAATGCCGATGAATACTACAGGTATGTCTTTCAGCTCTTTTGGTATAAGTTGCCATAGAGAGAACTCCTTCAGGAACTCTTTCCGAGGGAAGAATGATGAGGTCGTAAAATGTTCAATTGGAGAACGGACTATTAGCTTTTCTGTTCGCAAATTTAGCGGCAATATACTGGAAACGGTGAGAAGGCAGAGTACTAAAGATATTGATGAGTGGATAAAAGATGAACGGATAGTATATCCCTCAAGGGTGATCAACCAGGAGATTGATAATTACTGTTTTCAAAAAAATGCAAAAATTTCCACTGAAGAGAGGCAAAGAGTCTTTTTTCTTGTGAGCCAGGAGAATCAACTAACCCTTGATGTTAAGGCAGCACAAAGTTCTATTAATCATGTAATAATGGGGAGTGCTTCTTTTGGCAAGAAAATGGATGCTCTTTGTGATGGTATGAGCCGGGATGTAAAAAATCGTACATCAGATACCATAGCAAACTTGCTTGCGGACAAGTTTTACCAGAAACATATCGATTCGGATATTGATATTGTAAAACTACGAAATGATATCCCAGATTATTTGATGCGTGCTATACAGGGATGAGGCTAGAGGAGAGGACTGCTTCAGCATCATCGGCTTCGGACCAGTAAAAGAGACGCAGAAAATGCACAACGGCACCACACGCCATGCATGGATTCAGATTACTCATGGCTCACCAGTACAGCTATAAATCGTAAAGAAAACTACAGTACGTTATACACAGAAACGTACCGTGATTCATTATTTATTGTACAGGTTCATCGCAGCGACAATATTTTGTGATGTTTGCGTGGTGCGCCCCACTTCAGGATGCTGCAGATCTGGAAATTGCAACGGAGGAAGAAACCTCATTGCTGGAAGCCTAGAAAAAGTATCGGGTGTTGCTGAACCGTGTTGATACATCAACTGCACCTGATATTGAGTGGCCGGAAGAACCAGACACAATGTAAGCGAAAAAGAAAAACCGCAGACACGACGTATGCAGGACGTGCTGCGGTTGGCTGGTGAACTTTCGATAGTGCGAGTATTGAATGATTTCCAGCCGTTACCGATTTTACGTGTTAATTAGTGAACAAACCACTCGTCAGCAGACTTCCAGGTATCTTTCAGAGTCTCCTGAACAAAAGTTTTAGCTGAATCTTTATCGGCGGTGCGCGTAACAGAAAGGCCATCGTTGCTGGTGGCTTTTACGATCACCTCTACATCGTCATAACGTTTACTGATGCGTCGGGTTAATTCTTCCTTTAACGCATCCACAGCACCGTTTGGCATTTTAGTCATTTTTTCTTTGGCTATGCAGATCTCAATACGCATAAAAGTCCCTCTATACTGTGTTTGTATACAGTATTATTTTTAACTGTACAAATAAACAGTATCAAGGTGAGTGAGATGAAAAAAACGGGGGGGTTGTTACCCTTAGTTACAAATTGAAAAACCCCAGTCGGTGATAACTGGGGTTTTTTAGAAGTGCACGTGCATTTCACGTGTATATTTTTGTCTTTTTTCAGTCCGACTACTGTCTGGCTTGTGTCCGTAAGTGGCTGTATTTATTGCTACTGTCCGGTTGTAGTCCTTCTTAAAGTGGTGGAGCTGGCGGGAGTTGAACCCGCGTCCGAAATTCCTACGTCCTCGGTACTACATGCTTAGTCAGTCTTTACATTCGCTTGCCAGCTGCGGACGGACACGCCACTAACAAACTAGCCTGATTAAGTTTTAACGCTTCAACCCCAGGCAGGGCTTCCACGCGATCTCTTTTGGGTTTGACCTCTCTTGATCCCCGTCCTAAGAGCGGAGGCTAGGGAGAGAGGGCTCTAAGCAGGTTATTAAGCTGCTAAAGCGTAGTTTTCGTCGTTTGCGACTATTTTTTGCGGCTTTTTACGAGGCCAACCGCCCCTCGGCATGCACCTTGGGTTTCGCAAATCCCGTCGAATCCAGAATCAGCCCCAATGTGTAACGGCAAGTATACCAGATTTATGAGCGCTATGACCAGCCTCAATGGCGTTATCGTTAAAGATTTAGCACCCATGTAGCCTGATTTTTATTCGATTAAGCAATGGGATGGCAACATTTTTGTCGGATGTGATAGCCAATAAGATGTTCATTCGCGCCGCCGGAGAGGGAGGCGCGGTGAGGAACTGGTCAAGAATTGGAGTGCAGGTTTAACGGTGGGCGTTTTTCATGATACGCGCTTTATCCACCTGCCATTCGCGTTCTTTGATATCTGAACGTTTATCGTGCTGTTTCTTACCTTTGGCGACGCCGATTTTCACTTTGCACCAGGCATTTTTCCAGTACAGGGAGAGCGCCACTACGGTATAGCCTTCTCGATTGACGCGACCGTACAACGAATCAAGTTCGCGCTGGTTGAGAAGTAACTTGCGGGTACGGGTAGGATCGCACACCACATGCGTAGAAGCCACAGCCATTGGCGTGATGTTTGCGCCAAACAGGAACGCTTCTCCGTCGCGCAGAAGGACATAGCTGTCGCTAATATTGGCTTTTCCTGCGCGCAGGGATTTAACTTCCCAGCCTTGCAGGGCAAGTCCCGCTTCGAACTCTTCTTCAATAAAGTATTCGTGACGGGCGCGCTTGTTAAGCGCGATGGTCGCTGAACCAGGTTTATGTGCTTTTTTCTTCGTCAT